GACTGGGACTGGAACGGCGAGTACGACCACATCGGCCTGTTCGAGGCCTGGAGCTCGCCCGGCTCCTTCACGGCGATCGAGGGCAACACCTCTGAGAGCGACAACTCCAACGGCGGTGAGGTGATGCGGCGCACGCGGTCTACCTCCGGGCAGGCCACGGTCTTCGTGCGGGTTGCATGAGGAACGAGGTGGTCTACGCGCTGCTCGGCGCAGCCGTGCTCGCGCTCGCGCTCGTGCTCGCCTTCCGGTTGATCCGGCGGGACAGTGGCATCCGGATCACTCGCCTCGGCGTCTTCGTCGAGCGCGAGCGATTCGATGACGAGCCCGTCGACGACGACCCGACGCAGGAGTGGCCGCAGAGGCCGTCGTAGCGTGCAGTGGGGGCGGCCGGGCGGCCTCAAACTTCGCGCACGTAGCGGCACTTTCGCATAGTCCCCCGTTGGCGTTGCCACGTGTAGGGGCTTAGAGTGAGCGACTTCTGAGCAGGTGGTAGGCGCAGGCGCGGTAGGCAAGATCGGCCCAAAGGGGAGGAGTGCAGGGGCTCACGGCAACCGCTGCGGCTGCCGATGCGCAGGCCGCCGAGCGTGCCGTCCTGCTTATTCGCCTACGGCATCTCCGACGCGGACTTGAGCGGCTTCGAGATCTCGCAGCGCCTGCTCCGCGAAGGAACGCTCCAGGAGGACTTGCACGGCCTCCAGGGCGGCCGTTGCCTCTCGAAGACCCGTCGTCAGATCCTGACTGACGTTGTGGACGATCTGAGTGAGCTCGTCGACCCGCTCTCGCAGGTTGTCGATGTTCAGCTGGATCTCTGCGACCGCCTCCTCGGCGGGCTCGATCCCGTACATGAGGAAGGTGATCGAGACGCCGTACAGGCCAGCCAGGTCGGGCAGCTGCATGTGCGGGAGCCGCTTGTCGGTCTCCCAGTCCGAGAGCGCCCGGCGCGAGATCCCGAGCCGCGCCGCTGCCTCACGCTGAGTCAAACCCGTGGCCGCGCGAGCTTGGCAGAGCCGTTCTCCGATGGTTGAGCTCTCGCCGCGGTCGCTCAAAGGTGAGTCGCCTCCAGGTTGTCTGCAGATTCTGCCTGCTTAACGGACTGAACGTAAAGCGAGTTGCGGGCGGAAGTTCCCGCTACGTGCGAGAGAAGTCGAACTGAACACCGCCCGGAGCGCTGGACGCTGCCGGGCGGCTTCATGTAGAACACCTTCCTCACTGCCAACCCAAACGGAGGCGACTCAGGCGTGAGGTTGTTCGGGGTGAGGCGACGGTGACGGCTCGGCAGGACCTGTCGGATGCCTTCACCGCTCGCCTTGCCCTAAAGCACCGCGGCACCCGCTGGCTCGCTCCAGGTGAGTGCGGCGCAGAAGTCGATCAGACGGGCCGACCCGTCCGGCGCCTCGTCGCGCCCAACGACCTGGGCCCGGTCGGCCACATGCTCGTGCCGAAGCCCGACGGGATCGGGGCGGTAGCGCCGCACGACCAGAGCCGCGAAGACCAGGCTTAGGTAGTGACGCTGCACGTCCACCGGCTCGGTGTCGAAGGCGTTCTCGTGGAGGGCGTCGACGGGCAGGTCGGTCGAGGCGACCGAGGCCCGCGCGGACTGCAGGTCTGCCTCCGCGTTCGCGAGCTCGCGCCGCACCTCGTCCTGGCTCTGCTGGAACAGCCGCTTCTCCAGCGCCGTCATCGAGCCCAGCGTCTGCAGCGCCGCTGCCATCGAGACGAAGCCCGCTTCGGCCTGATCGAACCGGGCCTGCGCGGCGGTGACGTGCTCATCGGTGAGGAAGCCGACCGCCTCAACGTCGTGGTAGAGGGCCTTGAAGCGCTCGACGACGAAGGTCTCGGCCTGCGTGGCGTTGACGTTCGCCGGGGCCTGGCAGGCCCCGTTGCCACGGTTCGGGCAGCGGTAGTAGCGCCGCGAGCCCTGGCCTGCCCGGTAGTGCTGCATCACGTAGCCGCACCCGGCGCAGCGGACGAGACCCGTCAGGAGATGTCCCTCCTTTGGCCCGCGCCTCGCGCCCGTCGAGCCACCCTCCCAGGCGCCGCTGCCGACCTGATCCTTGCGCGTCCCGGTCGCCCGGTTCGCACGCCGCCAGAGTTCGCGCGAGACGAGCGGGGCGTGCGCGAGCGGGCCCTTGTAGGTGCGACCGCCACCGCGGACGACACCGAGGTAGGCGTCGTTCCGCACGATCCCGCGGACGGCGTTGTGGTTCCAGGGCTTGCCGCTGCGCGGTCGCACGCTCGTCGTCTCGTTCAGCGTGCGGGCGATCGGGACCCAACCCATGCCGTCCGCCCGGAGCTCGAAGATGCGCTGAACGATGGGTGCCTCGATCTCGTCCTCGACGAGCGGCTTGCCGGGCTTCGGCCGCGCGTACCCGAAGGGCCTGCCAAGGTGAACGCCTCGGCTCACGGCGTCGGCCATGTTCTTGTCGATCCGGTCCTTCATGTTGCCGAGCTCGCCCTGCGAGAGGTTGCCTCGCATCGCGGTCATCATCGCGCTGGTTGCGTCGCGCATCGAGGGATCGCCGTCACCCGAGAAGATCGCGCCGCCCGCGTTCTCGATCTCCTGCACGGTGTTGAGCAGGTCGAGCATGTTGCGGCTGAGCCGGTCGACCTTCATCACGATGATCCCGCCGCGCTGGCCGCTGAGCACGAGCTCGCGGGCCCGCTGGAAGGCCGGGCGGTTGAGGTTCGCCCCGGTCTTGTTCTCGTCCTCCAGGATCTCGGCCACCTTGACGCCGTGGCCTTCGGCGATCTCGTGGATCTCCTTCTTCTGAATCCGCGTGGTGATGTAGCGGTCGTTCTTCTTGCGGGCGCCCACACGGGACACCCGGACGAGCCCGACGTAGGGCAGGTCGCTGCGGTAGTGCTGGTCCATCGTCGCCTCCGTTCGTGTGATGCTGGTACAGGTCTGAGTCTAGCAACGAGTGGTAGTTCCGCTCGCTCCCAAACGGCGCCGAGCGAAAGTGCCACTAGCCTCGCAAGCCCGCTCGTAGAGCCAACTAGCGCTCCGAGCGAACCCACCCGAAGTATGCCCGAAGGCGCCCGCGAGGGCGCCTTCTTCCGTTTCGCAGAGAGCTCGACGGGAGTCCGGCCCGACTCAGAATCGGCAGCCACGGGACTCGGCGTAGACGCGCCTGTGGCCTCCCGTCTTGAAGGCGCGAGCGGAGCGCCGAGCGGAGTCGAGGGCGCGGATCACTCGCGCCAGCTCGCGCTCGGTCCCGCTCACGCCGCACCTGACCCCAAGCAGGAGGGACTGCGTGAGGAGAGCTGCCCTGATCCTGGTGGCCGGAACGGTCGCCGTGACGCTCGTGGCTTCGACCCCGAGTGCCAACTCAAGTCCTCAAAGCCTGGTGCGCGACTTCGCGTGCATCCACGCTCACGAGGGGAGCTGGACCGACCCGAACCCGCCCTACTACGGCGGCTTCCAGATGGACGTGACCTTCATGCGGAGCTACGGGCCCGAGTACCTCGCGGCCTGGGGCACTGCCGACCACTGGCCACCCGCGGTGCAGCTGGCCGTCGCGATGCGCGGCTACTTCGCCCGCGGCTTCGAGCCGTGGCCCAACACCGCCCGCGCCTGCGGGCTCATCCCCTGACGGGAGGGAGCAATGGATGACGACTCGACACCCGGGTACGTGTGCGATGCGCTCGGGGTTGAACCGGACGACCTGGCCGACGTGTGCAAGCGGGAAGCGGCGCGGCTCTTGCGTCTCTACGCGCAGCGCCTCGACACGGCACTGCCAGTCGACCCGGACGACGACGTACTCGAACGCTCACGGCACTGGCTGATGCTGGCCGGAACCCTGGAGGACTGCGCTGACCGCGTACATAGGAGTGGCGCCGACCAGTCCGAGCGCGGAACGGAGGCGACTCCCCTCACGCACTCGGCGGTCGGCGCCGCCTCGCAGAAGGGTACCTGATGCACCGGCTAGCAGATGGCCGGAACGAGTGCCAGGTGCGCGGCTGCAACGAGCCCGCGATGCCCTGGGCAACGATCGTCGACCTCGACGACGAGCTGCCGACGGAGATCTACTTCTGCCGTCGACACGAGCTGATCTACAGCGGCTCGACGCGCACGAAGGCGGTGGCGACGTGAGCGTGACGCTCGACTACACCGAGACGCTCGTCGTCACCTCGTGCTGGTGCGGGATCGCGCTCGCGATCCCCGCGAACCTGCACAGCTACGCACGCAACCACGCGAACTACAACGTCTACTGCCCGCTCGGGCACACCTTCGTCTACCGCGACACCTACGAGGAGCAGCTCAAGCAGGAGCGGCGGCGGCACGAGGCGACGCGCGATCTGCTCGCGCACGAGGAGCGGTCGCACTCGGCAACGAAGGGCCAGCTCACGAAGGCCCGCAAGCGGGCGGCGGCGGGCGTCTGCCCGTGCTGTCAGCGCACGTTCCAGAACGTCGCCCGGCACGTCAAGACCAAGCACCCCGAGTTCGATCCGGCGGCGACGCCATGAAGGTCGAGAAGTTCGATCGGAAGCGAGGCCGTCACCGCAAGGCCGCGAGCCTGGAGACGCGGGACTGGAACGCGAAGCACCTCCCGGCGGCGCTCAAGGCGCCGAGCTGGATGGATGCCGAGACGGCCGAGAAGCTCGCGGACCTGCGCCGGGAGCTCGACCCGTGGGAGCCGACGCCATGAGCGAGCTCGCGCTGCAGTTCACCGTGCTCGGCCTGCCGCAGCCGCAGGGCTCGAAGACCTCGGGGATGACGAAGGGCGGACGGGCCTTCGTGCGTGACGACAACCCGCACTTGCGACCGTGGCGACAGGCGATCGCGAGCGCGGCGCTCGATGCCGTCAACGGGGCGCCGATGTGGTTCGGACCGGTCGCGCTGACGGTGCGCTTCGTCTTCCCGCGTCCGAAGGGTCACTACGGCACCGGCCGCAACCAGGGCGTCATCAAGTCGTCGGCGCCGCTCTACGTGCGCACGCGCCCGGACGTTGACAAGCTCGTCCGTGCGATCGCGGACGCCGTGACCGGGATCGTCCTGCACGACGACTCGCAGCTCGTGGCGATCACGGCGACGAAGGTCTACGGGGAGCCGCCGCGGGCCGAGGTCGAGCTGGAGCCGATCCTCCCGCACGAGGACCGTGTGATCGATCAGGTCCTGGCTGAGCTCGGGGTGGAGACGTGACCTTGCTCGAAGGGACGGAGACGCAGCAGCTCTGGTCCGTGACGACGCTCATCAAGCAGGGGCTCGGCACCGGGCCAGGGCTGCTGCGCTGGCACAAGTCGCAGGTCGCTGCCGCGGCGCTCGACAACCAGCGCACGGTCGACGTGATGCTGGCCGAGCAAGGCCGCGAGGAGACGATCAAGTGGCTGGTCGGCAAGAGCTACCAGCGCACCGAGGAAGCGAAGATCCGCGGCACCGACGTGCACACCGCCGCCGAGGCGATCGCGCTCGGCTCGACTGTCCCGGCGATCCCAGGGATCGAGCCCTACGTGCAGCAGTACCGGCAGTGGCTGCACGCCTTCAAGCCGCGCTTCCTGCTCGCCGAGGCGCCCGTCTACAACCTGAGCGAGCGCTACGCAGGCACCTGCGACGGGATCATGGACATCTGCGGGCGGCGGGTGATCTTCGACTACAAAACGACCGACAAGGGGCCGGACGCGGACAGTCGCCACCCGTACCCCGAGGTCGCGCTGCAGCTCGCTGCCTACGCCCGCGCCGAGGTGCTCGGCGTCAACAGCGAGCAGCGGTACGACCGCTGGAAGAACCGCTACTACGTCTACGACCCGACGCTCGACCACGAGCCGATGCCGCAGGTCAACGGGGCGATCTGCATCGTCATCACGCCCTACGACTGCTTCGCACGGGCGATCCGGATCACGGACGAGGTCTACAACGCCTTCCTCGACGTGCTGCGGGCAGCGACCTGGCAGCTCGAAACGTCGAAGTCCTCGATCGGCCCCGAGCTGATCCCCCCGGAGGCGATGTGAGCGCCCTCTGTGGATCGTGCAAGGCACCGCTCCTGTGGGTGATCACGGCCCGCACCGGCAAGCGGCACCCGCTCGACGTGGAGTCGGGCCCTCGGGGCTCGGCCGCGATCGTCGGGCGCACCTCCATCGGCGTGCCGATGGCGATCTTCCTCAACCGCGAGACGCTCAACCGAGCCCGGGCTCTGGGCGTGCTCGACCTCTACACGTCGCACTTCGCGACCTGCCCGGACGCCGCCGACTGGCGGCGGACTGACGACTCGGAAGGAGAGCCATGAGTGCAGCAGCGGCGATTGACGGGACGGCCGCAGGGCCCGATCCCGATGCCGGGAAGCTGTTCGACGTTCCGCGCGTGAAGGTCGTGACCGATCTCACCGACCCGACCGTGCTCAAGATCGCGTTCTCGGGGACGGTCGAGCTCGACCGCTCGAATGCGCAGCAGGTCGAGTTCTTCAACGGCCTCAAGGCGGGCCGCTCCGCGGAGCTGATCGTCGGCGTGCACGTCGCGGGCGCCCGCCAGATCCACCGTCGTGACAGCGAGGGCGATGTGGATGCCGTCGTGCAGACGAAGGGCTTGATCGTGACCGATGTGCACCTGGAGCAACTCGAACGGGGTGACTAGACGGTGGAGCCGCTCTGCTCGATCTGCAAGAAGCCGGTTGACGTGAGCTCGCCGCACGTCTGGCAGCGAGTCGTCGGCTGGCAGCGCATGGCCGGTGTCCGGGCCTCGGGTAAGCACGGCGGCTCGGACATCGCGATGCGTGAGACCCGACAGGAGTGGGCCCACCCAGCCTGCGTGACGCTCGCACGGGATGGCCTGCTCGGACAGGAGGCGCTGCTGTGAAGTTCCACCCCGCAGCCGACCTGCTCCCCTTGATGACCGAGGGCGAGCTGGAGGAGTTGGCCGACGACCTTCGCGCCAACGGTCTTCTCGACCCGATCACTACCTACCAAGGGCTCATCCTCGACGGACGCAACCGCTTCCTCGCGTGTGAACGGGCCGGAGTCGAGCCGCGATTCGAGGAGTGGGATGGCGAGTCACCGCTTCGCTACGTGCTCTCGCACAACGTCCACCGTCGGCATCTGACGCCAGGGCAGAGAGCCGCGATCGCCGTCGAGGCTCTCCCGATGTTCGAGGCCGAGGCGCGAGAGCGGCAACGGACGCTGAACAACAAGCGGAAGCCGCTTGTGGCAAACGCGCCACAAGCGGCCCCGAAGTCGCGTGAGGACGCTGCCGCTCTCACGGGTGCCAGTCCCCGCTACGTGCAGGAGGCGAAGGCCGTGAAGGAGGCGAGCCCCGAGTTGTTCGATGAGGTGAAGACCGGCAAGACGACACTCCGGTCAGCGAGCAAGACGCTCGGCCGGACGCCGAGCGGCAAGAGCGGGAAGGCCCACCGCGAGTACGGGCGGAAGGACCTGAAAGACGTACTCGACCCGCTCGACAAGTACCTGCGGACATGGGACGAGGAGCGGCTCTGGGGCACGACACCGGCCCAGGCTCGTCGGATGCTGGAGCGAGTCCAGCGTGTCAACCGCAAGCTCACTGAGGTCGCCATCGCGCTCGAACAGCGCACGGTGGTCTCGCGAGCGCTGCGCTAACGGAGGAGATCCAGATGGCGATTGTCACTGAACCAAAAGCACCCCCGACCCTCCGGATCTACGAGGGTGAGGGTGCCGAGCGGATTCGGCTCGTCACGCTACGACGGGACCAGATCCTGATGGCGAACTTCCAGCGCGAGCGGCTTCCCAGGCAGATCGCGAAGTTCACTGGCGAGTTCGACCGCACAGCCTACGCCTTCCCCTTGGTCGCTGCCTTCGAGGGTCACTACATCGACCTCGACGGTCAGCAGCGACTCGGGGCGTGTGAAGGCATCGGGCTGGAGCTCGTCGCCGTGCTCCTGGTCGAGGGGATCGCGACGAAGGAGCGACTCGCGGAGTTGTTCCTTCGCATCAACCGCGATCGCAAACTGCTCTCGGCCTTCGAGAAGTTCATCGGATCGCTCGGTGCGGCCGACCCGGGCAGCATGCTGATCAACAAGTCGCTCCAGGAGTACGACCTGCACATGGGGAAGTCGGCTAGCGCGAGCGGCGCGGTCCCGGCCGGGGCCATCGTGGCGATCTACGACAAGGGCGGCTCTGACCTCCTGGAGCGGGTGCTCTACATTCGCCAGCTCGCTTGGGGCAACTCGCCGTCTCGTGAGGCTTACGAGGGGAAGACGCTGCTCGGGCTCGCGACCTTCATCGGCCGCTACTTCGACCGGATCGACGACGACCGTCTCGTCATGAAGCTCTCGAAGCTCCATCCCGGGTACATCCTCAAGGCCGTCGACAACGCTATGGGTCAGTCGAAGTCCGTCACGTATTCCGACTGGCTCCGCGAGCAGTACAACAGCGGCCTGCGCGGGGGGAGGCGGCTGTGAGCCCGACTATGTGGCTTGCCTTGTACGCGCTCGCGCGGCGTGTGTCGGGAGCGAGCATCGTCACCCTGGCGGGCGACGTGCCGTGCGTAGCGAGAGCCGACATCGAGGTGTGCTGCGAAACGGGCGCCCTCGATGGGGGCGGCGGCAGTTACGACGTGTGGCGGGGAGGCCAGCCGGTCGCGTTCAACGTCGACTTCGATACGGCGGCCTCATGGCTGGAGCGGGAGTCATGAGCCCGACACCCCTGATCGAGCTGCAACGTCGCCTGCAAGCTATCGCGTTCGCGGCAGACGCATATCTGATCGCCGAGGCCGAGGAGGTCGACCGCGCAGGCGAAGCTGCGTCGTTGTTCGCGATGGACGAGGACGGCACGCTCGCGTCTGCCTTGACGCTCTCGAAACAGCGGCTGAACACCGCCCACGATCACCTCGTCGAGCTGGTGCGGCAGTGCGAGTTCCCGTGCATGTGCCTGACCGATGAGAACGAGTGGCGGCCGTGCCCGTCGAACCTGTGTGAGCGGCCCGACCACCCCGCGCACAACACGGACGGAGGGGGCGTATGAGCCCGACACCCCTGATCGAGTTGCAGCGTCGTCTCAGTCTCGTCGGCGCGATCCGCGCAGGCGGTGAGAAGCCCGAGCGGGGAGCTGGGCGTCGTCTCGATGCCTGGCGTCTGACCTCACCGACCAAGGCCCTGCTGGAGCAGGCGGCGCAGCTCTACGGTGGCACGGTCACACCGTGGGCGGGCCCGACCGGTGAGCAGTGGCAGGTCTACACCGAGGCAGCCGAGCTGCCGATCCTCGTGATGCCTGCCTACAGCGTCCGGCAGAGCTACGAGCTCTGGCAGGGTGCAACCCGCTGCGAGCGGATCTGCGACGGCGAGCACGAGGAGCTGACGGACGGGCCCTGCATCTGTAACGCCGAAGGTGTCGACAAGTGCGACCTCTACACCCGGCTGACGGTCGCGCTGCCCGAGCTCGACACCGTGCTCGGCTGGCGGCTCATCACCCGTGGGATCTTCGCCGGTCTGGAGATCCCGACCGCGATGAAGATCGTCGACGCCGTTGCAGGTGGGCAGACCTTCGTCCCCGCCAAGCTGCGGCTGGAGCAGCGGCGCTCCGTGAAGGATCAGCAGGTCACCAGGTTCGTCGTACCGACGATCGATCTCGCCGTCGGCTACCTCGCCCTCGGCTCGGGGAGTCCTGACGGCTCGCCCCGTGCCTTGGAACCGGGACACGTGCCCGTCCCGCGAGGTACGCCGACGGTCGAGCAAGCGCTGGACGCCGTCTCCGAGCCCGCCGCTCCGCGGTCGTCTCGACAGGCGCCGTTCGGTCCCGGTGAGCACGTAGGCGCGGGATCGACACCCCTTCCCGAACCCGAGCCCACCCCGACTGAGGTGGCTGCTCCAGCAGCCGCTCCAGCGTCCACCGGATCGCGAGCGACGATGAAGCTGACCGAGGCGCAGGCGAAGAAGCTGAACGTGCTGGTCGGCAAGCTGCGACCCGATCACCTGACGACCGAGCAGCTCTACACCTCGATCGCAGGCCTGCGCCAGATCGATCCCGGCGTGATGGCCGAGGTGATCGGTGGGCGCGATCCCGAGGGCGTGCTGCACTGGGCACCGCTACGGGACTCCCTGCTGCGTCCTGAGGCCGTGCAGCTGATCGACTGGCTGGTCATCAAGGAAGGCCGGGTGAAGCCCAGCGAGGCAGCAGGCGGCTTTGGGGCGACGGCGGCGGGCACGTCTGCGGCGACGCCCGAGCCCGAGGCCGAGCCCGAGCCGAAGCCCGAGCCCGTGCCCTACGGACAGTTCCCCGAGGGCTTCTGAGTGATCGACCCGGCCGAGGCCCTGGAGCGGGCCCGCGAGCTGCGCACCTACGCCGATGGCCTCGACGAGGCCCGGCCCGAGCTCGCGCGGCGCCTGCGCATCGCCTCGGACGAGCTGAGCGAGCTCGCCTGGCAGCTGGAGGCCGAGCGGAGCGGACGGCTTGCGCTGCAGGTGCGCTACGAGGGCTGCCTGGAGATCCTCGGCAAGCGAGCCTACGACGCAACCGTGGTGGCCGAGTGAGCGAGCCCGAGCACGAGCCGACCGTCGAGGAGCTCGTCGAGCTGATGCGCTCGACCTACCACCGTGACGACGACGGCTCCTTCCGGCTGCTCGTGCGCACGGCCGCCGAGATCATGGAGATCCCCGACCCACCGCCTGAGTGGTCGCTGCTCGGGCCGCTCGTCTACCGCGGCTACCGCACGATCGTCGTCGGGGACACCGGTCACGGGAAGACGACCTTCGCCCTGCAGGCGCTGACGGCGATCGTCTCAGGTGCTGAGATGCTCGGCTGGACAGGTGCAGGCGTCGGGCCGGTGCTCGTCGTCGACCTGGAGCAGGGCCTGCGCTCGATCAAGCGTGGGATCCGTGAGGCAGGCGTCGACGGACGCGACGACGTGCTCTACATCACCGTGCCGGATGGGCTCGCCCTCGATCAAGACCCGGAGCACTTCGCGGCGCTCGATGCCGCGATCTTCGAGCACCAGCCGGTCGCCGTCCTGCTCGACCCGTACTACAAGGCCCACCGGGCCGAAGACCCGAACAGCGAGCGGGCGATCATCGACCTCATGCGGGCGCTCGACGCCTTCCGCACGCGCTACCACTTCGCGCTCCTGCTGCCCGCCCACCCGCGGAAGGAGATCGCCGGGAAGGAGGGCTTGCGCAAGCTGACCCTGCACGACGTGTCCGGCTCGGGCGCGATGACCCGCGGAGCTGAGATCGTGCTCGGGATCGAGCGCGGGCGGCAGGGCTTCGCCCGGCTGCGCTACTTGAAGGATCGGGACGGCGACCTGGAGGTCAACGCCGCGATGCCGATGCTCTACACGCGCGAGCGAGGCTTCCACCTCGACACCACGACGACCAAGAGTGACGACGAGATCGAGGCCGCGATCCTCGCGCGGCCGTGCAACTGGCTGACGGCGAAGGAGTGGTCGAAGGAGCTGAGCCTCAACGAGGGTCGCGTGCGCGAGGCCTTGGAGCGGCTTCGGATCGCGAGTAAGATCGGCTACGAAGTCGGTCCACCGGGGCGAGGCGGGACGGCGAAGTGCTACACGACGAATCCCGACCTCTGGGTGAGCCAGCTAGAGCTGGATCACCTCAGCTCACCTGGCTCACCTAGCGAAAACGGAGGTGAGCCAGTATTTCTGGCTCACCCCAGCTCACCCAGCTCACCTGAGGCACCAGATGGAGGTGAGCCAGGTGATCCCCCCCCTGAAAGGGGGGAGCACCTGCCCAGCTCACCTCCAGCGCCTGCGCCAGCGCACCCCTCACCAGATCACCCCCCTGAGATCGGTTACCCGTTTGGGTGATCCAGAGGTGATCCAGCACGACGAGATCAGAGCGGCTCCCCAGGGCCGCGCCGACCACTCACCAGCTGAGCAGCTTGGGAGGTCATCAGACGGAGCCGGGCCTCTGGAGTCGTCTGCACGAGGCGCGAGTACAGGGAGCCGCTCCGCTGTCGTCGAGCTGGAGCTGGCTGGCCTCTGGCTCAAGAATCTGCCGGGCTACCGGGAGCTGATCCGGCAGCGGCTGAGCGAGTCGCAACAGCGGACCCGCAAGGCAGACTCGATCCGTGACCGTGGCTACCAGGCCCGGGCCGAGCTCCAGGCCCTCCGTGAGAGCTATGGATGCAGCCGCTCGGTGCTCTAGACTGCCGCCCATGCCTGCGCATCGGTCGTGCAGCGGGGCACACTTCCTGCGGCGCCGCCCGCCGGGCGGAACCTGTTCGAGCCGTCAACTGAGAGGAAGGCATGGCGACCACTGCCGAATCCAAGAAGTCCACGACCAAGAAGGTCGGCACTTACACCGCGGGTGAGGATGGGCTGTTCGAGTGCCCGGAGCCCGACTGCACGAAGACGTTCACGCTCAACCGAGGTCTGAATCGTCACCTGAGTGAGACGCACGGGTACGAGCCCTCAGACACTGCCGTCGCGAAGAAGTCAACGAGGACGCTGACAGACGCCGAGCGGAAGTCACGTGGACAGCGTGGCAAGAACGAAGCGAAGAAGGAGCGTGCGCTGCTCGACCGCGCAACGCGAGAGGCGGTAGCCGACGTGCGGGGCTCACTGGCCGACATGGTGACGCCACTGCGTGAGAAGTTGCGCGATCTCGATCAGCGACTTGACGTGAACCTCGCAGAGGCGCACGCCCTTCGTGCCGCACGTGGAGACGTGGAGGCCGTGCTCAAGCGACTTGACCCGACCTTCGCCCCACCGCCGAAGCGATCCGATGGCAACGCTGCACGCACGGAGCGCCAGCAGGCCGAGCGGGTTGCCGCGATCCGTGGCTTCATCGCAGAGCACCCCGAGGAGCTGGAGAACGGCTTCACGGCCAACTCGCTGGTCGAGATCTTCAAGGTGCGAGGCCTCTATGCGATGACGACCGGGACAGCACGGAAGGCACTCGACGAGATCCGGGATGCAGGTGAGATCCGGCTCGATCGGATTGCCCAGGGTGGCGGCCAGAGCTACATGCTGATCGGCGCCAACGGGGACGGCAGTCATGGCTAAGCAACGAGTCAGACCTACGCACGCGAGCCTCTACGACTTCCGCGATCTGGACTTGATGTACCGGCTCGCAGAGTCCGAGAACGGCGGGATCAACTCACTGGAGCTGGCCGAGGAGCTGGGCTTCGACGCCGAGGAAGGTGGTCGTCCAGTCGGGATGCGCCTGGCCTGGATGCGGAAGTACGGGATGGTGGTGTTCGACGAGAACCACCGCACCTGGCAGCTCTCGCAGGGCGGACGCCGAGTCGTCTCGGCTGCCGATCGTGCACCTGCACTCAAGATCGTCGACAAGATGCCGGACGAGCAGATGGTCGAGGTAATGGCGCACGTGACTTCGAGGTTCCAGCGTGGTGAGACGATGCTCGGCCACATGCTGCGGCGGGAGTTCCTCTACGGGACGAAGAAGCGATGAGCGCCGACGAGAACGGCACCGTCGAGATCGCCTGGGAAGACCCGCCGCAGTCGTGGCGGGCAAGCAAGTGGGACGCTGCGATCGAGGCGGTGAAGAAGCGACCCGGGCAGTGGGCCCGGGTCGGCGTCTGGCCGAACGGCACCTCACAGCCCTACGGAGCGCGGAAGGTGATCCGCAAGCGAGAGCCCGATGAGCGGCTGGAGGCCGTCGTGATCCGGATCGACGCCGAGACGCACGGACTCTGGCTGCGCTGGCGCACGCCCGAGCAGGTCGAGGCGCAGATCGGCTGGCCGTCATGAGCGAGCTCGGGACATTCACGCAGGTCGCTGACGAGAACGTCGAGCCCTGGCTCTGTCAGGCGATCGAGACGGTCGACGAGACGCGGGGTGGCTCCTGCAACCGCGAGACACGCGAAGGCGTGCTCGTCGAGCTGCGTCCCGGTGTCGTCAGCTGGACGGCGCTCTGCCCGGAGCACCTGGCCGAGTGGGAGGCTGCGGAAGGTGTCGACCTGGAGGAGCTGTTCCCAGGCGATCCGGTGCAGCAGACCCTCTACAGCACGCTCCAGGATCGCGAGGCTGGGACGCACGAGGAGATCATGGAGGCGCTCGACGAGGCCTACGACTACGACCACTTCGGGCGCTGGGTCGACAGCTTCGAGGACGTGATCGCGGAACGGCGTGCCGAGACGCCAGCAACATGAGCAGCTTCGAGCCGAACCCGTGTCGGCAAGGGCTCAACCGGCTGCTGGCACTGCATCCGCACCTGGAGCTGCTCGACGCCACGGTGCCTGGCCGCTCGGTCGGCGCACCACCGGCACCGTGGCTGCTCGTCGAGCTCGGGCAGCCGAGCGAGGGTGAGAGCGAGGCCTACGCGGTCTGGCGCTTCGCGATCTTTCGCCGGACCGGTGCCGTCCACACGCTTGGGTCGGACGGTGCCGTGTCCGACGATCCAGTCCTGGCGGTGCCGTGATGAGCGTGGCCGACTCACCGCTGGGACTCGCCCTGCGAGCGCTCCAGCGCCTCGACGAGGTAGCCGACCTCGGGCTCAACCGGCAGCACCTGATCGAGGCTGAGACGATCCTCGGCGCCGCGCTCGGGCTCGACTGCACGGGTGAGCCTGGGAGCTGGAACGGCGAAGGTGGCGTCATCGGCTTCGATCACAACGGCGACACCTGCCCTGTCCATGAGTGGCTCGTCGAGAGCGACCAAGTGAAGCTCGTGACGCAGGAGGGACGATGAGCGAGGCAGAGATCGAGGCCTACAACCGACGTGACTTGTGGCGGGATGCTGCGAACCACCTGACCATCGCCGCCGAGTGCATCGAGCAGGCGCAGTCAGCACTTGAAGACCTTGGGCGTGTCGACTACGCGGACCAGCTCGAAGACCACCGCAACGCACTACGCCGTGCCGGGACGGAGGCGCTGGAGCAGGCGGGTGAGCCGTGAGCCGCTTCGACCGCATCGCGCCCTACGCCGTGATCGTCGCCGGATGCTTCACGGCTGCGGACTCGCTCGGCGGTGCACGCTGGCTCGCGCCGCTCCAGATCGCCGTTGGCGTCGCAGTCGTCGCGGTCGGCGGCTACATGCTCGGGCTGCGGCGAGCGCGGCAGATGTTCTCGGAGGTCGGAGACGTGCTCGGGCGGCTGCCCGGTAGCGTCGTGATGGAGCGTGACGAGGACGACGGTCTGCACGCCCTCGTGACGACGATCTCGGGGGACGTGCGGATGATCTCGATCCCGGAGGACGAGGCCGAGACGCCCGCCGATGCGATGCGCTACGTGCTGGAGCAGCTCGGCGCCGACGAGCCATGAGCTACCCCTTTGATCCAGACTGGGTCGTCGCGCCAGGCGAGACGCTGGCCGAGTGGTTCGCGGAGATCGGGCTGCCGAAGTCGGTCGCGAACCTCTATGGGATCTCCGACCGCACGCTCCAGGGCGTGCTACGCGGGACGACGAAGATCACGCCAGCACTTGCGCAGAAGCTCTGCAACTTGACCTTCATCGGGGCACCGATGTGGCTCGCGCTAGAGCACAACTTCCGCGTCGGGCTCGCGGCCGGGAAGCGCTGGGACCCGCCGTCGTGATCGGCGACGGCGTCCTGCGCTGCGATATCTGCGGCGATCCGATCCCACCCGACGAGTTCGTCGGGCTCGAACGGCTCGACGACAACCGCACGGTGGTCGTGAAGGTCGGTGCGCAGGTCGGAGACATCATCACCGCACCGATTTGGGTCCACGTCGGCTGTCTCGATGTCGGCAAGCGGATCGGTCAGCTCGCGATCGGGACGGACTCGTGATCGCCAAGCTCGCGCCCGAGGGCTGGTACGTCGTCGACCTGGGTGGGCTCGTGCTCGGCGTCGGCGTCGTCTGGCTCGGCTGGTGGTCACTCGACGCGCTGCGCAGACGGCGGCGCTCGTGAACAGCGACCCGTACACGCCGAGCGTGACGACGGCGAGTCATGCGGCGACGCTCGTGATGACGACACTCGGCTGGCTGACGGTCGTCGCGATCGTCGCCTGGCTCGTCTGGCTCGTGCTGCGCGAACGGAGGCGGTCGTGAGCGACGAGAGCCCGAGCGACGCCGTCCACCGGCTCAAGACGGCTGAGGTGGTCGCTCCCGACGCCGACTCGCCGACACACTTCGCGCCGTTCGTGCAGGTCTCGCTTGCGGATCGCGACACACTGCTCGCCTACATCGCCGCGCTGGAGTCGTGGTTCCTGCCGTCGCGGACGGCGCTCGATCAGGCCGCCGCCGCGACGCTCTGCCTCTGCTGCGGCAACTACTACCCGGCTGGTCAGGACTGCCCGAACATCGAGCTGCTGCCGCACTCGATCGAGCGTGCCGTCAAGGTTGCCGAGCGCGTGATCTGGCGGGGCGGCTCGAACGGCGTCCCGCAGACGACCCAGGCCGAAGTCCTCGCAGCGCTGGAGGAGCTCGACGCATGAGTGACGAGCCCGCGATCATCGCCTTCGGTACCTGCTTCCTCTGCGGCGGCGCCTTCGCGTTCAACCCGATCCGCGTCCCGAGCTACAACCCGCACGACGACGATCCCGAGCAGCACGACAGCCGGGAGCCGATCTGTGAGGTCTGCATCGTGCGCGTCAACGAGCTGCGCGTCGAGCGCGGGCTCAAGCCCTGGCACGTCTACCCGGACAGCTACGCGCCGACCTCACCCGCGGTGCTCGACGAGTGAGGGAGGTGCTCGTCCGGCGCCGGGTCGTCCGGCACCCGCTCGCCTACCTGCGCTACTGGCTCGTGCGCGAGCGTGGTCGACGTGCTGGGCAGCGGGAGGCGCACTTCGCACGTGAAGCCGGGCGGCTGGCGACGGAGGCCGTGGCGCGTGGGCGCCGGTTCTACCGCGCCGTCTGAGGCCTGGTACGTCGCCTCGAAGCCTGGCGTGACCTTCGCCTTCTGCGTCGTTGCGGGCGTCGTGACGAAGGTCGCACCGATCGGTAGGCGCTGGATGAAGGGTCGCGCGTTCGACGGCGAGCTCGGGGCGAAGCTGCACCGCAACGGCTACGACGTGCGGCGGCTGGCGTGAACGTTCCGGGCGCGATGCCGAAGGCGGTCGAGGAGCGCTTCCTCGCGGGCGTCGAGATGGTGCGACGGACCGGCAGCTCGCAGTTCCAGCTCCGCTGGTCAGACGACGAGCAGCCGACGGTCTGGTTCGCGGTCGCGATGTACCGGGATGGGCGCTGGGACACAGCCGCCGGTCGCGATCCCTTCGTCGCCGTCGCGCGGCTGCTGGAGACGCTGATCGACGGTGGCACCTGCACGCACTGCGAGCGGCCTTCGGGCTTCGACCCGGACTCGCTCGACACGATGCCGCTGGACGATCTCGTCTGCTGGTACCAGTACGACCCGGAGCTCAAGACCTTCCGTCGTGGCTGCGAGTGACCCGACAGGAGAAGCAAGCCGCGGGCGTCGTGATCCGCTGGGCCTTCAACCAGAGGCCACTGGTGGAACCCGCGCAGCTGCTGCAGGCCTTCCTCGTGCTCGCGGTCGGCGCCGAGGGCGTGACGCCGCAGGACGTGAGTCGCTGGGCCCGCGATCACGCTTGATCGCGCCGACGCCCCCGATCTCGACGACAGAGGGCGCCGACGCGCCCACGACCGCGACGACCTGCGCATGTCTCGCGGACGTGGCATCGAGGAGGTCACCTGCGATGCCCTGGAAGCCTAGAACGCCTACGGCCCGCGGTGCGTCGCGGGCCGTAGGCGTTGACTGCTCTCGTTCTGACAGGGCGAGTCTAGCGCAGCGCCTGGTTCAGGCCCGTGAAGCGACCCTCGAAGCCGACGTTCTCGCCGGGTCCCCACTGCTCGAACGGGCGCAGCTTCGGTGGGTGGATCTCGCTCCGCTCGATCTTCGCCGTCCATAGCTCCTCGGTCTCGGCGTCTCCGACCGTGAGGACGAGCAGCTCGTAGCGGCCTGGCAGGTCGCGAATCCGCACCTCCTCCGCGGCGACGGCGTCGAGCACTTCGTAGCTCTCGGGCTCGGCGGTCGGGAGCTCGATCCCGTAGGTGTTGAGCAGGAGGGCGTAGCGGTAGACGCCGCGCATGACGAGCGCGAGCCGCAGGGCGGCGGCCACGCGATCCTTCTGGAAGCCATGCTCGAACCACTCGGAGGGCAGCGGCTCGGAGCTGACGCCGTCGGGCGACTGCGTGACGAAGACGTTCGCCCAGTCGTCGTCCGGCTTCGTGAACGAGTGCCCGATCTTGCGGGCCGAGCCGATCACGCTCTCGCGGAGTGCGGCGAGGGTCGCCGGGCGGCTCATCACAACTCGTCCGCGTCGCCGGGCGAGGGCGCGTACTTCTCGCGGTCGACGTAGACGAACGCGAGCGTCGGCGTCTGCCACTCGATCCGTACCGGCACGCGTGAACCGTGCTCGCCGTCGAGCTGCTCGCGCAGCCAGCGCATCCCTGCCTGTCGCGTCGAGGTCGCGACGTGCCAAGGGCCTTGTCCCCAGCGGTCGTCCAGACCGTGATTCGTGACGAGCCACGCGCGACCGATCCCGCGCGAGAGCGAGCCCGCAAGGTGCCAATCTCCGTCGTCCGCCATCAGTCGATCCTCCCGATGATCGAGAGCGTTTCGAGCATCGCTCCCAGGTAGGTGTAGACCTCACGCTTCGTGCCGATCGTGAGCAGCCGGACGAGGCTGTCGCCGTGGTAGAGGTCGAGCGCCGTGTAGCCGTTGCGCCCGCTCGCGATGACGTGGATGCCGTCGCGCAGGGCGCTGTTGACGGCGTTCTGGCGCAGCGAGAGCCGCGCCTGCGTGATCCGCTCGGCCATCACTGGAACCGCCTTTCGAGTGTCGAGGAACGCCACATCGGCCCGACTGGGCCGATGCTGACGCTTCCGATGAGTTCGTGGGTGACGGCGTGGTGCACGGCCATCGGCTCGCCGTCGTTCTCGACGCAGAGGATGATCGCGGCCCGCCGGGCGGCGTCGATGCCTTCCGCCTCGGCGAGCTCGCGACCGTCCTGGTCGACGATGTCGAACCAGTCCATCCCTACGCCGCCTGCGGGCCTGCGCCCTCGCGGACGACGACGGTGTTGGCGGTGACCGCGGCGCTCTCGGCCTTCGGCGCAGCCGGGGCCTTCTTCGCCGCAGGCGCCTTCTTCGCTGCAGGCTTCTTCGCGGGCGTCGCCTTCGCGGGCGTCGCCTTCTTCGTGGCGGCCTTCGTCGCCGTCTCCTTCTCGGCCTTGTCGAGCGCGACCTTGAGGGCGGTTGCAGCGTGCTTCGCGTCGCTCGGCAGCTTGACGATGCCGACGAGGCCGAAGCGCTCGGAGCGCTTGCCTGCCGTGAAGCCCTTGACGGACTTCGGCAGGTCGGCCGTCGAGGCCGCAGGCTCGACGCGGACGCCAGTCCGGTTCTGCTTGAAGACGTAGCCGATGTTCACCTTGCCGACCATCGTCGAGGCGTAGCTGCCGGAGGGCGACCAGCGGAGCTCGGCCTTGACGCCGAGCTCGGACAGGTTCTTCGTGATCGCCTCGACGAGGTCGACGGCGGGCTTCTCGGTGGTGCTGGTGGTGGTCTTGCTGGCCATGATCTGTACGCTCCTTGTGCTCGTTGGTTGAGTGATGGGTCGGGGTTGCATCCCGGCCGATCTGTCCGGGCCTCGGGGTCAAACCCGGGGCCCGCCCAGCTCGGTCGCTAGGCTTGCGATGCGCTTGGCGGGTTAGACCTCCTCACCCGTGGTCGTATCGATCACGACCGCGTAACCGCCCGCCACCCGTTGCGCCGACGCTGCCTTACGTGCGACCTCAAAGCTGTCGCTGCGCCTGACGATGGAGGGCGCGATCGCTGCGAAGTGCCTGGGCACGTAGGACTCGGTGCGGTAGTCCCACTGCCGACCCTCAGCAGCGTGCTCCCGCCCCGCAACCACGACGTAGCGCCGCTGGGAGCTGGTGCGCATCTTCACGCCCTTTACGTAGAAAGTCTTGGTCATCGTCGCCTCCGTTCGTTGTGGCCCGCGTACACGCGCCGCCATTCATGATGACTGAGCCGTCGTGTACCCGCAGTGGCGCCCGCAGGTCACATCGGTGTAGCCTACGGCCGGGTGAAGCGAGAGGCGACGACCCGGACCTTGCGGCGGATCGGCTACCTCGATGGAGCAGCCGGACGCCCTGCAACCAGCTGGCTCCTGGACTACCAGCGAGCCTGGCGCCGAGGTCGTGCCGCGAGCCGCCTGGCAGCAGTCGGGCAACGGGTGAAGGTGTGAGCGGACTCGCCGTCGAGCTGCCACGTCTGCTGCACCAGCGCTCGGAGTGTGGCTACACGGCCGAGCCGCATCAAGCCCTGAGCGATGAGCCCGAGGCCGTGAGCGAGGCCGAGCAGCGCTCCCTGACACGGCAGGCGCACCGGGCGAAGGCAGCTCGTGATCGCTTCGCCCTCTGCAGCGCCACGGCCGTGATCGAGCTGGAGCTCGAAGCCCTGGAGCTCGCTCGCGTCGAGCCGAATCTGAGCGCCGACATTCGGGCGATCCGGCGCACGCTCGACAAGATGCGTCGACAGCTCGGCACGTAAGCGCTACGCTCCGAGGCGAGCCCGAGTCGGTTCCGCCTCATAGTCGCGGACACGCAAGTTGCTGTAGTGCGACGTGCGCTCTCGGGTCGAATCTCAGGGGGTTCTGTTCACATGGCACTGACTGCGAAGCAGCGCTCGAAGCTGCCACCGTCGGCGTTCGTGTACCCGTCGAAGCGGGCCTACCCGGTGCCGACGAAGGCGCAGGCGAAGAAGGCAGGGATCTCGGAACGCCAGCGGATCGCGACGGGCCGAGCTGCGAAGTCGTATGCCGCGCGAGGCGACACGATGGGTACGAAAGGCAAGGTCAACGCCGTCGTCCATCGTCGAGTACCCGCACTCAAGCCGAAGAAGGGGAAGCGATGAACCCGAACTACGAGTCGTTCGTCCGCACGGCCTCGCTCGTCGTGATCGCCGTCTTCGTCGTGATCGCCTACTTCCACGGCTGGGGCTAGGCCGTGAGCTGGCGCAACGTCGGCCGGATGCACACGGTGCCCGTCGACGATCTTGCCGAGCACTCGCTCTGTGCTGACTGCGCCTGCGGCCCGACGATCGACTACCCAGAGGCCGGTGTGCAGCACGTCGTCCACAACGCCTTCGACGGACGCGACTTCGACGAGCACGACAAGGAAGCGCGGGCCAAGGTGCGTGCGCTGAACGTCGGCGGTTGAGCGCTACGCCCTACGAGTTCGTCGAGGTCGACTGGCTCGACTCGCAGAGCACGGCAGGCTGGCAGTCGATCCATGCCGCAGTCCGTAGTGCCGCGGACGACGACCTCGTGCATCACTCCTGCGGCTACCTGCTCGTCGATCACGACGACTACGTGCTGCTGATGGGCAGCACGCGCAACGAGCGCGAGGCGGATGCAGCGATGTGCGCAGACGTGATGCAGATCCCACGTGTGGCCGTGCTCGACGTGCGCGTGCTGACGGAACGCAAGCAGCGGCGATGAGAGCAGGCACGGTCTGTGCCGTGCCCGGCTGCCCGACGATCGCTGTCAGTGGCGAGTCTCGTTGTGAGCAGCATCGGCGCAGAGGCGGACGACCGTGGCGCCGACTGCGAAGCAAGGTGATCGGCAACGCACAGGGACGATGCGAGTGGTGTGGTCGGCAGGCAGTCGAGGTGCATCACGTCGACTCACTCGTACTCGGTGGCCCCGAGCTGGCACCAATGGATCGACTCGTCGCACTGTGCGGCGAGTGTCACAACAGCGTGAGAGGAGGGCGTCGTGCCCGCTGACAGGTTCACCGTCCACCATCGGCCGACGAAGACCGCGAGCACTGGCAACTTCGCAGTGGTCGACAAGTCGAACGGCAAGATCGTCGCTCGCTCGAAGACGAAGCACGGAGCGTTGGCGCACGCCCGCATCCGTAGCGGACAGCACCAGGGGTAGGACCCCATCGGTGCATCGGGCGGACGGCAGCTGGCCTGCCGCGGAAAAAACCCGAAAAACGCGCGTGCGCGTGCGTGCGGTGCGAAATCAGACGCGAAGGGAGGGGCCATGTCGACGCGAACGACGACGGTCTGGACCGGCAACGCAGGACTGGAGCCGCTGCTCGTCGCGCTCGACGAGCTGCACGCCCATCCACGCAACCCGCGCCGCGGCGATGTGGACGCGATCCGCCGCAGCCTCGATCGCTTCGGGCAGCAGCGCCCGATCCTCGCGCTGACGGACGGCACGATCGTTGCCGGGCACCACGTCTGGCAGGCCGCTCGACGTGCCGGGTGGTCGCACGTCGCGACCGTGCGTAGCGATCTCACGGACGAGGAAGTCGAGGCCTACCTGCTGGCAGACAACCGCCTCGCTGACCTCGGGCTCTACGACGATCGCGAGCTGGCCGAGCTGCTGAGCGAGCTCGCGACGACCGAGTCCCTCGACGGGATCGGCTACTCGCGTGACGACCTCGATGCCCTGCTCGCCTACCTGGAGCCCGCGCGGCTCGAACAGGCTGGGCGCCGCGCCGACCCGGCCGGGCAGCCCTACGCGATCGGAGACGCGACGCTGTTCCGCATCCAGCTCAGCTACGACCAGGAGCGCTACGAGCGGCTGGTCGATGCGCTCGACGCGATCGGAGACAAGCTCGGCGTCGACTCCTACTCGGAGGTCGTCGAGGCCATCGTCCTCGCGGCGGTGACCGATGTGGGATGAGGGCTTCGAGCGGCTGTACGTCGAGCGCCGCGAGGTCGACCTGGAGCGCTACCGCGGTGCCTACGCCGACGAGCGCCACGTCTCGGTGATGGTCGATCAACCCGCGATCGTCACGCTCGGCAACGATGCGGCACCTGCGGCCGTCTACGTCGAGCTCGACGAGCAGCTGCCGATGGCCGTCGCGGCGCTGCGCTCGATCCGCTTCGCGACGACCTCACGCACGGCTGGGATGGTCTCGACCTCCCGCACGTTCGGCTACGCGCCGAAGGTCACGGTGCGCGGCGAGGAGACCTGTCGGGACGCGAAGCTGGCGAGCGAGGCGCCGACGCAGCACGCCGTGATCGCAGCTCTGGCTGAGGTCGTCGAGTCCTGGTACCGGCGGCTCAACCCGGAGCTCTATGCCCAGCACGAGCAGATCGTCTCCCGCGTGCTCCCGGAGTGGCGGCTCGCAGGTGGTGTCTTCACGAGCGGGATCATCAACCGCAACAACAAGCTGCCCTACCACTTCGACACGGGCAACTTCGCGGACTGCTGGTCGAACATGCTCGTCTTCAAGTCCGGCTGCGTCGGTGGCAACCTCGTCTGCCCGGAGCTCGATCTCTGCTTCCGGCTGCGGGATCACTCACTGCTCATGTTCGATGGGCAGTCGATCCTGCATGGCGTCTCGCCGTTCCGCATCGCCCGCTCGGACGGCTACCGCTTCTCGATCGTCTTCTACTCGCTGCAGCAGATGTGGCGCTGCGATCCGAAGGTCGACTCGGTTCGCCTGGCAGCGCAGCGCCGCACGGAGCGCGAGCGGTCGAGGTTCGCCCGATGAGCACCGTTGCCGAGCGGCTCGACCTCGTGCAGGTCGAGTGCGGCGGCTTCCACTGGCTCATCCGGCCGGGCAGCTCCGATGAGAGCGTGCTCGATGAAGTCGTCCGGCGGCGGTCGTACTTCACGCGGGCCTTCCACCCTGAGCCGGGCGAACGCTGGCTCGACGCTGGGGCCAACATCGGTACCTTCGCGGTGCTGACGACCGCTGCCGGGGCGACCGTCACCGCCTACGAGCCCTGGCCCGAGCACGCCGAGCTCGCGCGGCGCAACCTGGCCCTGAACGGGCTCACCGCTCGCGTGCGCGAGAAGGCCGTGGCCCTGCATCGGGGCACAGGTCGCCTCGGCCTCTCGCGCTCGCTCTGGCGTCACTCGCTGCTCAAGCAGCGGGCCGAGGGGCTCGCGGTCCCGGTGGTTGCCTTCGAGGACGCGATCGCAGGCATGGACGGTGCGAAGCTCGACATCGAAGGCGCCGAGATCGAGCTGCTGCAGGCCGTCGAGGACTTCGGGCACCTGCACAAGCTGGTCTTCGAGTGGCACTTCGACTACGAGCGCTCGACGGACGTGTATCTCGACGTGCTCGCGCGGCTCGCGGAGCACTTCCGCTACGTCAACGGGCGCAAGGTCAAGCCGGGCACGCAGTACACGTTCTTCCCGCCTTCCTCGCTTGTGCGCTGTAGCCGGTGACGCAGCTCTGCGACGCGACGACCGTGGCCGGTGAGCCCTGCAAGCGCAACGCGATGGAGGGCTTCACGAAGTGCGTCTCACACATGGGTCGAGTCGGGCGACCGACGCTCCTGACCGAGGAGCTCTCGAACCGGCTGACGACGATGCTGCGCTCGGGCGCCTACCTGCAGGTTGCGATCAAGGCCATCGGCGTCGACTACTCGACCTACAAGCGCTGGATGACACGCGGGCGCTCGGGCAAGGCCGAGGACGTGGAGTACCGGATCTTCCGTGAGGCCGTCGAGCGCTCGCAGGCCGAGGCCGAAGTGCTGCTCGTCGGTGAGATCACCCGCGCCGCCCGCGACTCCTGGCAGGCCGCGAGCTGGCTGCTCGAACGACTCGCGCCGACGCGCTACGGCAAGCCCTCCGTCCGCATGCGAGCCGAGGCCCCACCACCACAACCCGTAGAGGAATCCCCTGACGACGACCCCTTCACCGAAGTCGACGAGCTCGCCGAGCGGCGCCGCGGGTACCACGGGTGACCTTGGCTCCTTCGATCGCTTCTGCCGTGCGCTGACGCTGGAGCAGGGCGGGCCCGTGCTGCTGGAGCCCTTCCAGCGGCGGCTGCTGACGGACTACTTCGAGGGCGTCCGCGAGACGCTCGTCCTGCTCTCGAAGAAGAACGGCAAGACCACCCTGCTCGCGGCGCTCTCGCTCTACCACCTGATCGTGACGCCGGATGCCGAGTGCGTGATCGGCGCTGCCTCACGCGATCAGGCGACGATCCTCTACGAGCAGGCCACCGGCTTCGTCGGGCGCTCGGAGGGCCTGCAGCGGCGGGTGGTCACGAAGTCCGGCTACCGGCAGATCCGCAGCCGCCGTGACTCCGGGCGGATTCGAGTCTTGGCGGCCGACGTGGACACGGCCGACGGCGTGATCCCGACGCTGGCGCTCGTCGACGAGCTGCACCGGCACCGCTCGGCCGATCTCTACGGCGTCTTCCGGGACGGGCTCGGGCCGCGCAACGGCCAGATGGTGACGATCTCGACGGCGGGCGATCACGAGCTCTCACCGCTCGGGGAGATGCGGGCGGCGGCTCGCAAGCTGCCAGGCCTGCGGCGCGAGGGGCACTACCTGCACGTCCGCACCGACGACGACAGCTTCGCGATGCACGAGTGGGCACTGGAGCCCGACGAGGACACCGAGGACCTGCGGCTCGTGAAGGAGGTCAACCCCGCGAGCTGGCAGACGCCCGAGCTGCTCGCGCAGCGGCACAGCTCGCCCTCGATGCTGCCGTGGCAGTGGGCCCGCTTCGCCTGCGGGATCTGGATGGGTGCCGAAACGTGGTGGCTGCGGCCGGAGATGTGGCAGGACGCCGCCTCGGCCGAACGGCTGGAGCCCGGGGACGCGATCGCGCTCGGCTTCGACGGCTCGCGCTATCACGACGCCACCGCACTCGTCGCCTGCCGTCTGAGTGACGGGCTGCTGCAGCCGCTCGCGGTCTGGGAGAAGCCGAAGGGCCCGGGTGAGTGGGAGGTGCGCTCGGACGAGGTCGACGCGCAGGTTGAGGACGCCTTCGAGCTGTACCGGGTCGAGCGCATGTACGCCGACCCGCCGCTCTGGCAGACCGAGATCGACGAGTGGGCACGGCGCTACGGCTCGGTCGTGCTGCGCTTCCAGACGAGCCGCACGAAGATGATGGCGGCGGTCGAGCGCTTCCGTACCGACCTGATCGCGGGTGCAGTCGTGCACACGGGTGACGAAGCACTCGCACGGCACATGCTGAACGCCCAGATCCGCGAGGCCCGCGGCGGCTACTGGCTGGAGAAGGGACGCACGGGCGCCAACATCGATCTCGCGATCGCGGCCGTGCTCGCCTACGAGGCCCGCAGCGATGCGCTGGCCGACAACCTCGACCGAACGGAGTTCGCCTTCCAGTGAGCACGATCGCGACACGGCTGCCACGCGCCGCTGAGCGCACGCCCGAGGACTGGCGCAACTTCCTGCTGCCGGTGCTCGACGTGCGAGCCGAGCAAGCCTCGTGGTACGAGGCCTACTACGACGGGCGTCACCCGCTGCAGTTCGCGACCTCGAAGTTCCGTGAGGCCTTCGGCGCCCTGTTCAGTGCCTTCGCGGACAACTGGTGTCAGATCGTCGTCGACGCCGCGGTCGAGCGCCTGCGTGTCGTCGGCTTCCGGGTCACGGGCAACGTGAGTGATGACGCCTGGGCGCTCTGGCAGGCGAACGCACTCGACGTGGAGAGCGTGGTCGCGCACACCGAGGCTGGGAAGAACGGCCGCGCCTTCCTGCTCGTCGACCCGAACGGCGGTGAGCCGCTCATCACGGTCGAGCACGCCTCGCAGGTGCTCGTCGCGACCGACCCGGGCAACCGGCGCAACCGTCTCGCAGCGATCAAGCGCTGGCTCGGTGACGATGGCTACCAGTACCTGACGCTCTACCTGCCGGACGTGGTGCTCAAGTGGGAGAGCGCCGAGCCCGTGTCGAGTCCAGGGACGCAGATCAGCGGGACGACCTGGGTCGGACGGACGGGCGAGCCCGCCGAGGTCGACAACCCGCTCGGCGTCGTGCCGGTGATCCCGCTGGAGAACAAGCCAGGAATCCTCGGCGTCGCACACTCGGATCTCGAGCCCGCGATCCCGCTGCAGAACGCGATCAACAAGTTGTGCACGGACATGATCGTCACCTCCGAGTACGGGGCGTTCCCGCAGCGTGTCGTGACGGGCATCGAGCTGCCGAAGGACCCGGAGACCGGCGCGACGCTCTCGGCCGTCGAGTTGAAGGCGGCGATGAGTCGGCTCTGGAGCTTCAAGCCACCAGATGCGCGGGTCATGGACTTGCCCGCCGCTGACCTCAACAACTTCGTCAACGCGATCGAGATGTACGTGACGCACCTCGCGGCGCAGACGCGCACGCCACCGCACTACCTGCTCGCGAAGCTCGTGAACATGAGCGGCGACGCCCTCTCGGTTGCAGAGGCCGGGCTCGTCTCGAAGTGCAGGAGCAAGACCCTGTTCTTCTCGGACTCCTGGGAGGAAGCGATCGCACTGGCGCTTACGGCTACCGGGATCAAGGTCGAGGCCGCCGACTGCGAAGCCATCTGGCAGAACCCCGAGCGGGTCGCACCGGGTGCGCTCGTCGACGCCGCCCAGAAGAAGTCCACGCTCGGCATCCCGTTGCCGGTCATCTGGCTGGAGCTCGGCTACACGCCCGAGCAGATCGCTGAGATGGAGAAGGCCGAGGAGGCGAAGCGCGAGGCCGAGCTGCAGGCCGCAGCGAAGGCCGAGGCCGCGACGGCCCGCGAGATCCTGACTTCAACGCCCGGGTCGCAGGCCACTGCCGCACCCTCGGGCGAGCCGACGCCCGCGCCTGCGGGCACGACGCCGCCGGGTGGCGGCGGGCCACCACCTACGCAGTAACGAAGGAGGGCAAGGATGGACGAGCCATCGCCCACCGAGCCGCTCGAAGGCCAGGAGCCTGAGGGCCGCGAGGGCCAGGAGCCCGCAAGCAACGGCGAACCGACGCCCCAGGAGGGCGAAGGCCGCACGTATGCGGAGTCCTACGTCAAGCAGCTACGCCGTGAGAACGCCGCCAGTCGCAGTCGGCTCTCGGAGCTGGAGGAGCGTCTCCAGGAGTTCGAGGACCGGGACAAGAGCGAGCTGGAGCTGGCCGAGGGTCGTGCGACCACCGCCGAGAAGGCGCTGGCCGACGAGCGCTCGTACCGCATGCGCGTCGAGGTCGCCACCGAGAAGGGACTCTCCCTGGAGGCGACCAAGTTCCTCACCGGCTCGACCCGCGAGGAGATCGAGCTCCGGGCCGAGGAGCTGGCAGCACTGCTTGCCGATTCGGGACGCCCACCCACCGCGGGTTTCGACGGTGGAGCGCGGACACCCGTGCCCGAGTTGAAGACACCCGAGGAGGCGCACAACGAGCTCCTCCTCCGTTCGCTCGGTCGGGGTCGCGGTTGACCCTCGCCCGGCTTGAGTGCCGGGCCACCGAAGGAGTGAGATGGCGAATCAAATCCCGATCGCCGAGGTTCCGCCGATTGCAGGTGGCTACCTACTGCCACCCGAGCAAGGCGAGATCCTCACGCAGGCGATCCTCATCGAGTCGGGCGCGATCGCCCTTGCGGGCGACAAGCGTGCGACCGGCGCCGTCAAGACGCAGTTCCCGATCTGGCTCGGCCAGCCGACCGCTTCGGCAGTCGGTGAGGGTGCGACGAAGCCGGTGACCGGCGCTCAGTTCGACATCACCTACATCAACGTGAAGAAGTTCGCGAGCATCGTCCTGTTCACGGACGAGATGCTGGAGGACGTTCAGAGCGGCGACCTCAACGTGCTGGTCGACTCGGGCGTGCGGACGGCGATCAACGACGTGATCGACTCGAACGCCACTGGCCTGCAGAAGGGCAACCAGATCACGGGCGTCTTCGACTCGATGCTCCGCAACACGACGGCGACGGTCGAGTACGACCAGACGAAGCCGGACGGCCTGCAGCTCGCGATCTCGAACGCGATGGGCGTGCTGGAGGGCAATGGCTACGGCGACTCCAGCCAGATGGGCGTCCTGCTCGGCTTCGGCTTCGCGCAGGTCCTGCGCAACGCACGGTCGACGCTCGATCCGTCCATGCCGATCTACGGCACCGGCACGGGCCGCGATCCGCTCTACGGCCTCTCGTCGTTCGTCTCGACGAACCTCGACAAGCCAGGGACGGCTCCTGCCGCTGGCATCGTGATCGGCTTCGTCACCTACCGGCCGAACCTGCACGTCCGCATCCGCAAGGACGTGACGCTGACGAGCTCCAGCGAGGCGACCGTCAACGACGGCACGACCGACCGCAAGCTGTTCCAGGAGAACCTGACCGCGATCCGCTACGAGACGCGGCTGGCCTTCATGGTCCACGACATCAACCGCTCGGTCGTGGCGATCACGAACACGGCCTAGAGAGGGAGGCACCTTGAGTAGCACCGAACAGTCGGGCTTCGACCCGAAGCTGTCCTCGGACGCCCGGGACTCGACCTACGAGAGGATCGAGCCGGATCCGGAGCAGAACCCGCCTTCGGGCCATCGCGTCGAGCAGACGCTCGGCACGCCGAGCGGTGACGCACCGGCTCCGACGACGAAGAAGGCGTCCAGCTCCTCCTCGGCGAGCTCGTCGAGCTGATGCCGCTGCCCGCTTCCCGTCCACCGATCGTGAGCGCACCTCGGTGGGCGGGCGTCGGGCTGCGCGAGGTCCTGTTGGCTGAGCGGATGCAACGACCGCCTGCCGACTGGCCGGATGACTGGTGGCAGCGCAACTACGACCTGCTCTACGAGTACAACGCACCCGGCACCTGGCCCGTCACCGAGCGGATGCTGAACGTGCCGGGCTTCCCGTACCCGGAGCCGCTGCCGTGAGCACGCCGCCGCCCGATCCCGGCAGGCCGACCGTCGATCAGGTCGCGCTGCTGCTCCGCGCTCGCACGAAGGACTCGGCGGGCAACGAGGTCGGCACTTTCGACGACGACACGCGCCCGACAGGCGATCAGGTCGACGAGCAGATCGACGCCGCGATGGGACTCGTCGGCGTGCGCTTCCCGGCGACCGACAAGCTGAGCGCCGAGCAGGTGACGGCCTTCCAGGCGCTCGTCGCCTACCGCGCGGCGCTCCGCGTCGAGAAGTCCTACTTCCCCGAGCAGGTCCGCACCGACCGCTCGGCCTACACCCAGCTGCGTGAGGAGTACCTCGACGACCTTGCGGCGTTGACGACCTCGGTCAGCGGTGGCGCTGGTGGCAGCGGCGAGTTCCCGTCCTACGACGTGGCGATGGCGCCGGTCGGAAGCTGGACGAGCATCCCGTACTCGTGGATCTGGGCGGACTCGGATCTCGCGATCGACGCCGTCGAGCTGGAGCGGCTGCGGGCGGCGGCAGCATGAGCACGGGCCCGGTTGTCGAGGTCGAGGTCGTAGGCGACAAGCTGGCGGCGGACCGCATCCTGCAGGTCGGCCGTCGTGCCGAGAACCTGCTACCGGTCAAGCCCGCGCTGGACGTGTTCTTCCACGAGGACGAGAAGCGCCGCTTCGACCTCAACGGCCCCGGCTGGCTACCGCTGGACGATGCGACCGTCGCGCTCAAGGAAGCGAACGGCTGGGAGCCCGGCATCCTGCGGCGCACGGGTGAGATGGAGCGAGCGCTCACCTCGGGTGGCGATCAGGTCGGGCTGTCGCTGCTCGCGGGTGGCGGTACGACGCTCGCCTTCGGCGCCGACGTTCCCTACGCCCACTTCCATCAGCACGGGACGAAGACGATGCCGCGCCGTCTGGTGATCGAGCCGACGCCCGCGACGGTCGAGCGCATGACGGAGACGGCACAGGCCTACATCGTCGACGGGCCACGTCTGTGAGCACGGTCTCCGACTCGCACGGCGTGCTGAACCCTGATCCGCTTTCGATCTTCGGGCGGATCGTCACGGGCTCGGACGTGGAGGACTGGTGCATCGCGCTGTTCAAGCGCTGGATCTCCACCTACCTCTCCGAGGTCGAACGTCAGCACGAGCTCGCGCAGGGCTACTACGCGCGGCCTCGCTCCTTCGTGCGGGCGATCAGCTTCGATCAGTGGCCCGAGGATCAGCTTCCACGTCTCGTGATGACCTCGGCCGGGCAGGCGACGCCGCCGACGAAGGACAGCCGCGGCCTCTACACCTGCCGCTGGGTCATGGGCTTCGGCTGCGTCTGCTCGGCGCGGTATCAGGAGGAGGCGCACGAGATGGCCCTGATCTACGTGGCGGCCGTGCGGACGCTCATCATCCAGCGGCCCGATCTCGACGGCTACGCGAGCGGCACCGTCTGGCTGGACGAGCGCTACGACGATCTCGTCTACGACGACTCGCGCTCTCTGAGCGCCGGGCAAGCCCACTTCACGGTCACCGTCGAGGAGTGCGCCACGGCCAACGCCGGGCCGACTGCGCCCGACGTGCCCCAGGACGACCCGTGGGCGCACTGGCCGATCGTCGAGACGCACGAGGAGCAGGTCCTGAACTTCGGGACGAGCCCGCTTCCAATCCCGACACCTACTCAAGAGGAGGACAGATGAGGCCCGGAGTCGATGTGATCTCTCGCGCTCTACCGCCGCCTCGCTCGGCCCCGACCGACACCGGGGTTGCCTTCGTCATCGGTGCGACTCCGACCGGCGGCGCGACGACGCCGGGTGCGGTCGAGCTCGTCCACTCGATGACCGAGTACGTCGCCACCTTCGGCGATCGCGACGCGACGAGTCAGGCCACCTACGACGCGGCGGACACCTACTTCCGCGAGGGCGGCTCGAAGCTGTACGTCGCCTCGACGAACCTCGCGGGTACGACGTTCTCGGCGCCGAGCGTCCCGAGCGGTTCCGACCTGGAGGCGATGACACGCTCCGAGCTCGACCAGGTCGCAGTCGAGTACGGACTCGACCCGAACGAGTACGGCACGAAGGCCGACTTGCTCGACGCGGTCAACGCACGCCTGGCCGCGGTCCCGCGTGCGGCCGACGCCGGGATCGGTTCCGCGCTCACCGCGATGAGCAAGGACTACGGGCCGGGGCAGGTCTTCCTCGCGGACCCGACGCTCGCGGCCGTGGTCGACAACCAGAGTGCCGTCCTCGCCCACTGCAGCGTCACCAACCGCGTCGGCCTCCTGAGCTGCGCCGACGGTGATGCGAGCGTGCTCGGGGCGGCCGGGCTCGCGCTGCAGCTCGATGCGAACGGACGCTACGGCGCCTTGTTCGCGCCCTCGGCCGTCGTGCCCGGCATGGTCGCTGGGACGACGCGCACGGTGCCCTACAGCGCCGTCGTGGCCGGGATCATCGCCCGCAACGATCCGGTCTACGGGCCGAACGAGCCCGCCGCTGGCGTCAACGGGCAGGCGGTCTACGCGATCGACCTCAACGGCCGCTACTCGGACGCCGACTACGCGACGCTGAACACGAGCGGCGTGAACATGGCCCGCCTGATCTACGGCGGGGTTCGCACCTACGGCTTCCGCTCCTGCGTCGATCCGATCGCCACGCCTGCGTGGCTCGACTTCGGCAACGCCCGTCTCAACATGGGCATCGTGGCCGACGCCGAGGCGATCGGAGAGAACTACGTCTTCGCGCAGCTCGACGGCCGGGGCCGCACGCTGGCCTCCTTCAACGGCGAGCTCGCAGGGATGCTGCTCGACTTCTACAACGAGGACGCCCTCTACGGCGACACGCCCGAGGACGCCTTCTACGTGGACACCGGCTCCTCGGTGAACACGCCCGACACCATCGCGAACGGCGAGCTGCACGCCGTCATCGGCGTCCGCATGAGTCCGTTCGCTGAGTGGGTCGTGATCGAGATCGTGAAGGTCGCCGTGAACGAAGCGCTGCCCGCCGTGGCGGCTTGAGGAGGTGGACTAGATGACAGGCGTCCGGAAGGACATGTGGGACGTGACCGTCGTCGTGGACGGCACGCACCTGGGTACCTTCGACGTGCAGACCGGAGGCGAGTCCGACACCGACGAGCTGACCTACAAGCCCGGCGGCATGAACGCGGTCATCTCGCTCGGTGGCTCGGTGACGATCGGGCAGGTGATCGTCTCCCGCTACTACGACCACCAGCGTGACGACCCGCAGCTGCATTGGCTGCTCTCGCGTGTGGGCAAGGGTCAGGTGAAGATCACCAAGACCTCGCTCGACGTGAACGGGCAGCCGTGGGGCAAGGCGCTCGTCTACACGGGCGTGCTCAAGCGGGTGACGCCGCCCGAGGTCGACTCGACTTCGACCGATGCGGCGACGATCGAGATGGAGATCACACCCGCTGGCTCGGTGCCTGCGTGATGGAGGCCCTGCAGCACTTCACCGAACCCGCGGACGAGGTGCTCGTCGAGGAGCCGCAGCCGATCCAGGCGGCCCCAGGCGACTCGGTACTCGACGCCGTGCGCAAGCGCCGCGAGGCCCTCGTGCAGGACCGCTACCTCGACCTTGAGGTGCCCGGCTACAACCGCTGCCTCGTGCTGCGCTGCGGCCCGATCGACGCGAAGAAGCTCGGGCAGGTACGCGAGCGTGCGGCGAAGGTCGGCGGCGGCGCGGCGATGCTGGACTTCGGCTTCAACGCCGATGTCATCACCGACTCGTGCCGCGAGGTGCTCGGGCGCCGCAGTCCCGAGGACGAGCTGGAGGGGATCGACCCGGAGGGCGAGCCGGTGCGCATCGACGCCCGCCTGGCCGAGCTGCTCGGCGTGAAGGCCGACCGGGCCCGCGATCTCCTGCGGGCGCTCTACTCCGGGGCACCCTCGCCCGAGGTCGCGATCGAGCGGGCACAGATCGACCTCTACCAGTGGAGCTCAGGCCAGGAGGCCGAGCTGGAGGAGGACCTGCTGGGGGAATGACGAGCGGCAGCACGGTGACGCTCCTGGCCTACATGGGTCTCCTGGGGCTTCCGGTCGGCCGCTACATCAGCACGAAGGACGAGCGCGAGCGCCTGCTCCTGCGGGCGGTGACGGAGCGCTCGATCGCCATCGTCAACAAGATGAACAAGGGGTAGCCGGTGCCACCACCCTCGGTCATCGAGGTGCTGCTCAACTTCCGCCAGGTCGGCGCCTTCGTCTCGGATGCGGAGCGTGCTTCGGCTGCGACGGCGAAGGTCGGCCAGAGCGCCAAGACCGCAGGGGCGAGCGCGAGCCTCGGCGCGAAGGGGCTCTTGAAGTACGCCGCCGGGGCAGCAGCGATCTACGGCGTCGTCCGCTTCATCGACAAGGCGATCACCTCGACCGAGGAGCTCGCGAAGTCGACCTACCGCCTGCAGCAGCAGACCGGGATGAGCGCCGTCACGTCGTCCGAGTTCCTGGCGGCTACCGACGAGATGGGCATCTCGTCACGGCAGGTGTCCGTGTCGTTCCAGACCCTCTCGAAGCAGATCGCGAAGGCGACTGGCAACAGCACGACGGCGAGCCAGAAGATCGCGGACCTCCGTCATCAGATCGACCTCGTGGCGGCGGCGGGCGGCCCCGGCGCGGCGAAGCAGATGCAGAAGCTCTCGAACGGGATCGCGCAGGCGCAGGCGCAGAGCGTGAAGGCGAAGGCGCTCTTTACGCAGCTCGGCGTCCCGCTCAAGGACTTGCGCAGCCACAACACCGGAACCGTGTTGCTCGACGTGGCGGACGCCTTCAAGAAGATGAAGGACCCGGCGAACCGGGCCGCGGACGCGCAGCTCCTGTTCGGCCGGGCGGGCTACAAGCTCCTGCCCGTGCTCTCGAAGGGGAAGAAGGGGATGGAGGAGTGGCTCGCCGCCCAACAGAAGGCCGGGCACTACCTCACCGAGCAGCAGGTGCAGGCCAACCTCAAGGCGATCCACCAGCAGAAGGAGCTCTCCGCGGCCTTCCACGGGCTCCAGACGCAGCTCGCGCTGGCGCTGCTGCCGGTGCTGATCCAGATCGGCAACGTCTTCATGTGGTTCGCGAAGCTCCTGTCACCGATCACCACGCACGCGAACCGACTCAAGGTGGTGATCTACGGGCTCGTCGGCGCCCTCACCGCCTACTGGGTGACGACGAAGCTCGCGACGCTCTGGACCGAGCGCGAGACGTACGCGCTCCGCGCGATGTATGCCTGGGACAAGGTCGTCGCCGCCTGGACGTGGATCGTCGCCGCGGCGCAGAAGGGTGCCGCGCTCGCGACCGAGGCCTGGACGGCGGCGACCTGGCTCCTGAATGCTGCATGGGAAGCGAACCCGGTCGGCGTCGTGATCCTCGCGATCGTCGCGCTCGGCCTGGCCTTCTACGAGGCCTACAAGCACATCAAGGTGTTCCGCGAGGGCGTGCAGCTCGCGCTGCGCTACACCCTCATCGCGGTGCGCTTCGTCTGGACGTGGATCAAGCAGAACTGGCCGCTGCTCCTCGGCGTGCTGCTCGGCCCCTTCGGCCTGGCGGCGGCCTACATCATCACGCACTTCGGCCAGGTCAAGGCCTTCGTGCTCGGCGTGCTGACGGCGATCCGGCACGGCATCCAGGACCTCCTCCACTGGCTGCAGCAGATCCCGAATGCGGTCACCGGGGCGATCAAGCACATTCCGGGCGGGAAGCTTGCGCTCGGGGCCGCGAAGGGAATCGGTGGCGCCTTCCACGCCGCCTTCGGCCAGTACGGGGGCATGGTCGGGACGCCGGGCTCGTTCGTCGTCGGTGAGCGCGGGCCCGAGCTCGTCTCGCTCCCAGCCGGTGCGTTGATCCGCCCGACGCCGGACACGGCGTCGGTCGCAGCCGGGCACGGGCGCGACCTCGTGATCCACACTCAGGTGATCCTCGACCGCAAGGCGGTGGCGCAGGCCGTCGCCCGCGTCGCCTCCGATCAGCTCGCACGCAGGGGGTAGTCCGTGGCTCAGGAGCCGCGCCTCGGCTGGATCACGATCCGCTCGGTCGATCCACCCGCCACGATCACCGCCCGTCTCGGCGCCGACCGCCCGAACGTTACGCAGGGCTACGGCGGCTGGACGGAGGTCGTGCGCCCGCAGCGCTCCGTGATGACGGTCTGGTCGGGCTCGCCCTCACTGCGGATGGACGTGTCGATCCTGCTCGACGGCTGGGGCACTGGCACCTCGGTCGAGCGCGAGTGCTCGGCGCTAGAGCGACTCGGCTTCCCGTCGGCCTCGGACGGCTGGCCGCCGCGGATCACGATCGCCGCACCGGGTGCTCAGGTGCCGCACCAGCGCTTGCCGTGGGTGATCGACACGCTCACCTGGGGCGATGCGCTCGCGAACAAGAAGGGCAACCGCGTGCGCCAGCAGGTGACCCTCTCGTTGCTGGAGTACGTCTCGGACGTGCGGGTCGGCAACGACTCTCCGACGCAGCTGCAGCAGCTCAAGGCGATGAGCGCGAAGGCTGCGCAGGGCGGGGCCCGCAAGCGGATCGTCGCGGCGCGAGCGCGAGGGACGACCTACAAGCCGGGCACGCCTGGCACCGTCGTCGCGGGCTTCTTCGAGGGCGATGACCTGCTCTCGATCGCGGCGAAGGAGCTCGGTGACGCGAAGCGCTGGCCTGAGATCGCGAAGCTGAACGGCATCCGCGATCCGCGGGCGATCGTGCCCGGGCAGGTGATCCGCATCCCGTGAGCAGCCTCGCCCTCGCCCGCGACACGCGCCTCGGCCAGCTCGTCCTCGAAGTCGCGACCAAGCACCTCGTCCTGCCGGGGATCTCGATCGCCGCACGGGTGACAGACGGGACGCTCGACCGCACGATGGAGTCGGCCTCGACGCTGTCGATCACCGTCGACGACTCGCGGCGCGACCTCCTGCGCTCGGGCGTCTTCTCGCAGCAGATCGACCTGGAGCTCGACGGCAACTGGTGGCGCCTGACGGCGCTCTCGAAGTCCGGCACCTCGCTGGATCTGACCTTCGAGGACCGCGTCGTCGCGTATCTCAAGGCCAAGAGCGGGCCGAAGAAGGCGAGCCGCGCGAGCATGACGCGAGCCGAGTTCATCCTCTCGCTCGTTCGCGAGGTACAGCCGCCGATCGAGTTCGTCTGCCCGGAGCTGCACGTCACGCAGAAGGTCGCGATCACGAGCTCCAACCAGAAGGTGACCACCGCCGATCGCGCGGCCTCGCTCGGTAGGGGACTCGCGACAGGTCAGGGGCTCACGGTCAAGGGATCGGCGGCGACGCCCGAGCAGCTCGGCAACGGCCAGCGCGTACTCGACGTAGCCAACTCGCTCGGCTGTTCCGACCGCGTCGAGATCGCGCTGATCGAGGCCTGCATCACCGAGTCGACGATGCTGAACCTGAACCACGGCGACCTCGACTCGCTCGGCATCCTCCAGGTGCGCACCTCGACCGCGGTGCCGATGGGGATCAACAACCGCGACATCGAGCAGTGCGCAAGCGCCTTCCTGCAGCGCGGCTTCTTCACGAACGAGCTCGGTGGTGGCGGCGCGATCAAGATCGCAGCGAAGCACCCTGAGGCGACGGCGGGCCAGATCGCGCAGGGCTGTCAGGGCTCGGCGCCCGCCGCCTACTCGCAGTACGAGACGGAGGCGACGGCCTGGGTGAACGCCTACAACGGCGAGCCCGCGAACCTCAAGAGCAAGGCCAACTCGGCCAGCTTCTCGACGACGGCGACGACTGCTGCAGCTCCGTTCCAGTTCCAGCGCGGTGGCACGAACGGCAAGCGTGAAAACTCCTGGGCCTGCATGCAGCGACTCGCGCAGCAGGTGCAGTGGCGCTGCTACGTCGTCGGCGGCGCCGTCGTCTACGCAAGCGAGCAGACACTCCTGCGGCAGCAGCCGCAGCTCGTGATCTCCGAGGAGACGCTGGGGATCGACGGGATCGACTTCAACGTCGATAACGGCAAGAACGATTCGCAGGCGACCGTCACCGCGCGGAGCTCGCGCTGGGGCGTGCCACCTGGCTCGCTCGTCGAGCTCTACGACTGCGGGCCAGCGGACGGACGCTGGCTCGTGTCGGAAGTGAGCCGCGGCATCTTCGACGCCGAGACGACGATCACGCTCAGGCGGGTGACGCTGCCGCTACTGGAGCCCGCGACCGACCCGGGCGCGAGCACCGATCCCTCGCAGCCCTTCGGGACGACACCCGGGCTCGCGCGGGGCGGCGGCTCAGTGCTCGCCCGTGCCTACGCCGCTGCGCAGGCGCTCACCGCGAAGCGCTACCCCTACATCTGGGGCGGCGGCCACGCGCACGCCGGGACGCCGGACAACCCGCACATGGTCGACCCACAGACGGGCACGGTCGACACCGGGATCGGCTTCGACTGCTCGGGCCTGCAGGCCGCGATGCTCGCGGCGGCCGGGATGGGCTTCCAGCCGGGCGATCCCGTCTACGGCTCCGGCGACTTCGCAGCGAAGTGGGGCGTCGCAGGCGAGGGTGACAACTTCACGCTCTGGGCGAACAGCGTGCACGTCTGGTCGGCCTTCAAGACGGCGCAGGGCTGGCAGCACTTCGGCACGGGTGACTGGGGCAGCGGCAACGAGCTCCTCGGCTTCAAGCCCGAGATGCACCCGACCGCGGGCTTCACCCCTCGCCACTGGCAGGGCTCATGAGCTCGACGATCTCCGACTTCCTTCGGCCGCCCGACCCACCCGTCTCGGCGGTCAAGGCGACGATCGTCAACACGCCTGTCGGTCCCGACGACGACCTCTACGTGACGGTCGGCGCCTTCGACGGCGATCGGCAGGTCTGGGGCCCGTGCCGCTGGGTGCCCGGATCGAGCACGCCGTTGAAGGGCGATGAGGTCCTGCTCGTCCTTTCGGAGGAGGACGGGACGCCCTGGGTGATCTCGAACGCACCTACCTACGGCACCGGAGAGCCGGGGCCGCCGGGACCCGAGGGGCCGGAAGGGCCAACCGGGCCAGCGGGGCCGACCGGGCCGACTGGAGCGACGGGAACGCAGGGCCCGAAGGGCGATCAGGGAGTGCAGGGCGTCGCGGGGCCGACGGGGCCGACGGGGCCGACAGGAGCGCAGGGCCCGAAGGGCGACACCGGGGCGCAAGGTGTCGCAGGCCCGCAGGGCGTGGCAGGTGTCGGCGTCCCGACGCCGGTCGTCAACGGGCAGTGGATCAAGGGCGTCGGCGGCGCGGCGGTCTGGCAGCCGATCAACCCCGGCGACGTGGCGGGTCTGTGTCTGAGCGGCACGCACGCGGCTCGGCCTGCGGCGAGCGCCGCGAACGCCGGGGCGATCTACAAGGCGACCGACCGTCTCGGCACCTGGCAATCGAACGGCTCGGCGTGGACGCTGATCGCGCAGCAGCCGTACTACGCCGCGACGAGTCAGTTCCCGGCGGCACCCTACGACGGCGAGCAGATCCTCTACGTCGACGGGTTGGCGAACCCGACCTACGAGTGGCACCTGCGTTACAACGCAGCCGCGACGAGCGGCTACCCGTGGGAGTGCATCGGCGGGGCGCCCGTCGTCAGCTCGCAGGGGGCGACGCAGACGCTTGGCGCGACGAGCGTCTGGCAGAACTTCAGCGCGACCGCGTTCACCATTCCGAAGGACGGCGAGTACATCGTTCAGGGCGGCTGCCAGGCGCTAACCGGCACCACGGCCACCACCCTGTACTACGGCGTCTGGGTCAACTCGCCTGGAAACAACGCGGCGCAAACCGCCGCGACGAATCAAGCGCAGTGGTACGTCGCACTCGCGACGGCTCCCGCGAAGCAGGCATATACGAAGGGCTGGTCGGTCGGCTCCTGCGGCTACGGCGGGGCGGGCTCGACCTACTACGCGATCAACTTCACCATCGTCCCGGTGCGACTGTCCGCGACCTAGGAGGAGGCGTGTTCATTCAGGTCAACATTCAGCTCGGGGAGGGCGACAGCTTCGCCTACACGCCCGACGCGGCGGCGGCGCAGGTGCTCGCCGCGCTCGGCGGCAATCCGACGAAGGACTACTGCACGGCGAACGTCTCGATGCAGCCGACGACCGGCGACGCGGGAACGGCTCCCGAGGGCCCGCCGATCGTCCCGTGACCGACGTGCCGCACTTCGCGTACCCGTTCCGCTTCGCCTCCCCGCAGGCGGCCGTCAACGAGCAGGACTCGATCGCGGAAGTGGCCGACGCCTGCCTGGCAGTGCTCGTCTGCCCGGTCGGCTTTCGCGTCGAGCTGCCGACCTTCGGCCTGGAGGACCCGACCTTCTCGTCACCCGGGCCTGACCTCGACACGATCCGCGCTGCAATCGCGCAGTGGGAGCCACGAGCTGCCGCGACGCTCAGCGAGTACCCAGACCTCTGGGATGCGCTCGTGAGTCACGTCGAGGTCGACGTGCAAGTCCGAACGGAGGACTGAGATGAGCTCGACCTACATTCCGGTCCCGGTCGACTCGACACCGAGCGACCTCGCGAGCGAGGCCTTCGACTACCTGCAGGGCAAGGTGCCCGGCTGGACGCCAGCGAACGGCAACCTGGAGAGCTGGATGATCGAGGCGCTCGCGATGATCGCGGGCGAGCTGCGCGAGCTGATCGGGCTCGTGCCGGACGCGATCTTCGCCTACTACGGCGCGACGATCCTCGGGCTACCGCCCTACCCGGCCGTGCAGGCGACGGCGCTCACGACCTGGACGGCCGTCGACAACGCGGGCTACACGATCACCGCGGGAACGGTGATCGCGGTCACGCCGCCTGCGAGCACGGAGGGCTACGGGTTCTTCGTCGCAGCCGACACCGTGATCGCAGCGGGGCAGACGACGGTGAGCGGTGTCGAGTGTCACGCCCTCGAAGCCGGGGCCGTTGCCTCCGGGCTCTCGGGTGACGTGAGCGTGATCGACTCGCTCGTCTTCATCTCCTCGGTCACGCTCGACGCACCGACGAGCGGTGGCCAGGACGCCGAGACGAGCGACGCCTACCTCTCGCGGCTCTCGGCGCTGCTGACGCTTTTGACACCACGCCCGATCCTGTCGCAGGACTTCGCCGTGATCGCGCAGCGCGAGGTCGCTGGCGTCTCTCGTGCCGTCGCGATCGATCTCTACAACCCGGGCCCGCCGATCAACGCCAACTGCCCGCGCTGTGTGACGGTCGTCGTGGTCGACGCGAACGGACAGCCGTGCTCGGCCACGATCAAGACCGCGGTCGACGACCTGCTGCAGAGCGAGCGCGAGGTCAACTTCCTCGTCTTCGTGGCCGATCCGACGTACACGTCGATCGACGTGCACTTCGATGCCGTCTGCTACCCGGAGTGGGACCCGGCCGACGTACAGGCACGGATCGTCACGCAGCTCCAGACCTACCTCTCGCCTGCGACCTGGGGTGTGCCTCCCTACGGCGACACGACCGGACGCTCCTGGCTGAACGCGACCGTCGTGCGCTACCTGGAGATCACCGAACAGATCAACCGCGTCGACGGCGTCCACTACGTGAAGAACGCGACGACGATCGGCGTCCACGGTGGCGCGATGGGCACAGCCGACATCGCCCTCACGGGCGTCGCCCCGATGCCGCAGGTCGGGACGATCACGGGCACGGTCGAGCAAGAGGTCGGCTGACGTGGCCGAGCAGGCCGTCGCCTACCGCGGGCAGGCCAAGCCGCTCGCGAGTGGCGGCTCCGACTCCACGCCACCCGACGAGCTCGCGCCGCAGCCCTTCGGCCAGCGGCTCTACGGGATGCTGGCGCCGCTCGCGCAGTACGACCCGAGCTACGGCTGGTCGCTGCTGATCTTCGTCAACGCCGCCACGCTCGCCTACGAGCAGGTCGAGGCCTGGGTGCGCGACACGCCCGACGGACCCGGGTGGTCGCTGCTGCTCGACGTGAACCGCTGCCCGCCCGAGGCGCTGCCCTGGCTCGCGCAGCTCGTGGGCGTGCGGCTGCTCGCGAGTGACGACGACGCGACCGACCGCGAGCGGATCACCGCGACGGACGGCTTCAACCGCGGCACCCCAGCGGCGATCAAGGCCGCCGCGCAGGCGACGCTCACCGGCAACCGCTCCGTCTTCGTCACTGAGCGGGCGCACGACCCGGCCGACACGCCGAACTACGCCTACTACCTCGCCGTGCAGACCTACGCGGGGCAGACGCCGAATCCGGCGGCGACACTGACGGCGCTCCAGCTCCAGACGCCCGCCGGGATCATCCTCACCTACACCTGCACGACCGGGCAGATCTACAGCCAGGTCGTCACTGGCCACGCCACGTATGCGGCGCTCAAGGCCGCCTACCCGACCTACCAGGCCGTCTGGACTGACACCCCGCCCTAGAGGCGAAGGAGCTCCCATGAGTCACACGACGCCCGTCTACGCGCTGCCCTACCCGGACGAGACGGACTCGGCCGACGTTCCGCGCGACATTCAAGCGCTCGCCCAGCGGATCGAGGCCGTGCTCCCGAACGTCGGCGTCCCGCCCGGGATGGGCGGTGACTGGTACGCGACGGTGGCGCCAGCGGGCTTCCTGCTCTGCGACGGCTCGGCCATCTCACGGACGACCTACGCGACGCTCTTTGGCGTCATCGGGACGACCTGGGGTGGTGGCGATGGGGTCAACACCTTCAACCTGCCGGACACTCGCGGCCGGGTGCTCGTCGGGCTCTCGCCTGGAGGCGCCGCCGAGGTCAACGCACTCGGGCTGAACGACGGCACCGCACCCGCCGCCCGTCGCGTCCGACACTCCCACACGAACAGCGTCACGGCCGCGCCATCGCACAACCTCTCGCTGCCCGCCCATGCGCACGCCGACAACATCAGCTTCGCCGACGCGGGCCACTACCACGGCGGCGCTCAAGGCGGGATCATGCAGTGGAACGACCCGAACGGCTCCCATCGCGACCCGGGTGCGGGCTCGCAGTTCGTCGACAGCGGCACGACCGCCTACGCCTACGCCAGCCTGCAGCGCAGCGGCGCGGTCGGCAACCCGACTTCCGTCCCCGCGATCAACGGAGCTGTGGCGGTCGCGATCGGCGGCACGGTCGGGACGCTGGGCGCGACCGTCGACGCCCCGAGCTACGTGGTCGTCGCGAAGATCGTCAAGACGTGAGCGCGAAGACCGACCTTCGGCTCGCGGTCCTCAAGGTGCTCTCGGGGCAGTCGCCCGGGTACTTCATCTTCCCGAACGCCGCGGCCTTCATCGCGGACGGGTTGCAGCCGGGAGACGTGGCCGAGGTGCTGGAGGAGCTCCACGCTGACGGCAAGGTGGAGCGAGAGCTGCTCGTCCTGGAGGAGGAGCCGCAGAACGGCAACGAGCCGACCGCGATCCCCGGCGGCTACAGGCTGCTCGACGACGATGAGATCGAACGACAACCCGAAGGAGATCCCATGAGCGAGCACACCGACCCGACGATCCCACCGCCCGGTACGCCGCCGCCGCCGCCGCCCGACCAGGGCGACGAGGAGCAGGACGAGGCGCCGACCGAGGCCGAGGAGGGTGACGACGACGACTGAGTGGTGGCAGCAGCCGTATGCGGGAGGCCCGATGGTCGAGGTGGCGGGCTTCCCGCGTCCGCTCTACCCACCGGATGCGAACGGCTACCCGGCGTCGAGCAACGGGCCCGACGTAGAGGCCTACAAGCGCACGATCGCGCGAGCGGGACGCTGGCCCTGGCAGAACTTCGACCAGGTCTACTCGAACGGCTTCGCGCACGGGACGAGCGGCAACGTCGGGCAGAGCGGCGTGGCTGGCGTGCAGCGGCAGCAGCACCTCGACGCCACGGGCTACATCGGGAGGTCGACCTTCAACACGCTGCGCTCGATCCGCGTGCCCGAGGGCTTCCCGCACGCGGGCGAGATGGCGATGGACTCCCTTGCCGCGAGCCTGATCGACGAGGCCTACGAGCTGTTCGAGGGCCACGAGCCCGCACCGCCGCCGCAGGGCTCGACCCGGCAGACGGCGCTCGCCTACGCGACGGGCGAGCTCGGGACGAAGGAGAGCCCGGCCGAGTCGAACCTGCAGAAGTACGGCGAGTGGTACGGCAGCAACGGCGTCCCGTGGTGCGCGATCTTCACGACCTGGGCCTACGTGCTGGCCGGTGACAACAAGACCTTCGCGAAGGGCTCGTCCTACGCCTACGTGCCGTACATCGTCGCGGACGCTCGCGCGAATCGTGCAGGCCTCTCGACGACCGACTCACCCATCCCGGGTGATCTCGTCTGCTACGACTGGGAGTGGAACGGCGAGTACGACCACATCGGCCTGTTCGAGGCCTGGAGC